ACTTTTTTACGTCCCCCTTCACCACTGCCTCTGGCGTTGCCTGTATTAGCTGCCTTGAGTTGTTGCTTACGCTCTTGTTTTTCAACATTAGCGGTCTGCTTTACTACTTGCTTCCGTTCTTTCCAGAGTGAGAAGAGTTCGTCAGCAGAGTCAGCATCATACTGTTGGTCAGCGGCTACAAACAATTGAGTCCTAATTTTAGAAGCTTTTATCCACTCAGCAAACTTAGGATCGTTCAAGATCTCTTGCATGTCTGGGTGTTTATTATTAAGCGTAGCCAATGCAGCTTGTTGCTTATACTGCGATGAATACTGCTCTGCTTCTTTAATCTTAGGATGATTTTCAATCGCCCTATTGACAGCACCTTGTGGGTCTGTAAAATAATCTATATCGTCTTCAGGCTCAACATGTTCTGGTTGAGGTGCTGATTGTGGTTGACTAGCTATGTAATCATCCACGACTTTACGAAGTTCACCTACTTCAGAAGACTGACGACCTAGAAGCTTTTCAGCCTCTTGGTGCATTTGTACTACTTCTTCTAAAGACTTACCTTGATACTTATCGGGTAAGGTTGATTCTGGTTCTTGAGGTTGCTCAACTGTTTCTTGTTGAATCTCTTCTACTTCGTTGGTTTCGATTTCGTCCACGTTATCCTCTAAAGGTTGTGGATCTACAATCATTGCTCTTGCCATTATTAAACTCCGTGATTATAATCATTATGGAGATGTTTTATTTTTACCTGCTTTTTCATGCTCTCGTACCCACTTCATGTGCGCTCCGGGAAAAGACCCGTCAGACCCATTGAGGTGAAAGGATGGGGCAGATACCATTCTTGTAGAAACTTTGTCACAAGTTTTGCACCTACTTTCTGTAACAGTAGATTCTACAAATTCTTCATGTACGTGTCCGTCAGGACATCGAAAGTCATATACTTTAAACATAGATATCGTCTTGTTCTTCAGCTTCAGCTTGTTCTCTAGTCGCTTCTATCGTAGCCTGTAAGTTAACAATAGTAGCGAACGCAGCAAGTTGACCTTTACGGAAGAAAAGTTCTTCTACATCTTTAACAGTTTGTACATCAGATAACTGTTGGGTAGTTACAGAGATTTCTTCTAAGAGTTGTTTGAAGCCTTCGTTATTAAATAATTGATTAAAATTATCAAAGTAAGTTTCAAGCTCTGGTGTCATAGTATCTCTTTTGTTTACTATATATTAATATTATATCATGTTTTAAAACAAATGTCAAGCTTTTTTTGTAGTTTTTCTTCTACGTCCTGAAGCTGTAACGGCATGTTTAATTTTAGCTGGCCCTGTTTTACGTCTTGATGATGAAGCTTTTTCACTTTTAGTCATCTTAGCTGCTACTGCTTTGGGTCTACAAGAAGGATAGGGACGCTTAGACTCACCTTTCTTTGCAGACTTACGTCCACAGGGCTTGCCTGTCTTAACGTCTACCCACTCCTCTTTAAACCACTTCTTAAGGGCAGCACCTTTTTTACTTTTTCTTACGGCCACTTTTGTTACCCCAGTTCTTAGCACCGACCTTTCGGCACTTGGCTACAGCACCAGAAGCGTATGCAGAAGGCCAGACTTTGTATCTAGACTTGACTTTCTTTGCACAGGCGTCGTTAGGTTTCTTTGTACTACTTTTTCTTTTTGCAGCCACAACTACCTCGCTTTTTTGCTTTCTTTTTTGTTGGTGGTCGTCCTACTTGTTTTCCGTATGTACCTTTTCCATATGGCATAATTATTTCCTTACCATTTCTTACACGACCAGTATCGTGCTGTGAGTTTGCTGGGTGGGTTTGTGTCACACTTGTGACGCGCTCTAAACGACTTACGTCGCGCTGGCTGGTCTTTTTTAATAGTCATCTTGGCGTCACCAAAACGAATAGTCTTAGTCTTGTCACCTTCTTTTGCTACTACTACAAACTTCTTAGTCGGATGACTTGGCGTCCGCTTTGGTTTGTTGTACCCGCTTACCCCTGCCCGTGCTAGTTTTGGGTCCTTGGACTTTGGCATTACTGAGTTCCTCCACCTTGACTATCAAACCCTTGACTTCCTGTTCCAACTGGTCCAGACGGTCGAAGTGCTTCTTGAAGTTGCTGTTGATTTGGTCGAGAAGCCGCTGCATCTCTTGTTGTGTCATTAACATTAGTTTTACCTTCTATTGCTTTTTCTTTAAGGAGAGTTTCAGCAACGCGCATACGACGTTCAAACTCTTTATCTTCTTGATCACCTTCCTTAAGGTTTCGGGTGATAGCATTGATCTTATCAATTTCAAGTTCTTGCGGTACAGCCATAGCTTCAGCAGCCAACTTAGTAGCCCTAGCTTGTGACTCCTGAGCCTGAGCAGACAAAGCTGCTGTTTGCGATTGCTGGAATTGTAACTGTGCTTGTTGTACTGCTTGAGCAGCCTGTTGCGCTTCGGGGTTAGGTTGCATAGCTTTCTGCATAGCCGCAATAAGTTCTTCGCGGTTAGACAAGTTCATGTTGTCAATAATGCTTTGTATCAATGTGTTGTACAACGGTGACTGTCGATCCATAGTTTGTAGTAGTTGTACAAGCTGAGTAACTTCATATTCACGAGCAATAATACCTAGAGTACTGCTTGCATTAAACTTGTAGTCAGCTACAGGGTACGACTCAGGATCAAACTGCATGTAACGATAAGCAGCCTTCTTAACAAATGGAATCAAGAAAGACTGTTGGAAGTTAATTAGTGTGCGCTTGTGACGTTTGATAATAGCGCCAAGAGACATACTAATACCAGCGGCAGTAGCCTCGCCGTTAACGCTGCCAGCAATTCCGGCTGAGTCCACGGCTCCGGTTGCTTGCTGTACCATCTGCTGCAAGGCTCCGGCCTGAGCAAAAGTAATCTGGCTAACTTGACCAAAGTTAAATGGTTGAAGTACTTCACGAGGATCTCCGTTAGTTAGAATCATCTTACCGGGACGCACCTCTGGCTTAGCACCTCTAGGAAGTCTAGTTGCATCTAGCGCCATCATAGGATGAATGGTTAAGCTTAGTGCGTCAATACGAGCGCGTAGTTCTGTGTCAAGAGCCTTCTGACTGTTGTAGCCTTTTTCACAAACACCACGACCCCAGAAACGTCCGGGAACAACATCCCAAGGGAATGCTACAACAGGACGGTCTTGCATCATGTAAGGGTTTTCTTCAGCCTTAAGAAGGATACCACCGTTAGCGATCACCACAACGGCTTCTACGTACTTTGACTTAGACTCTTCTTCTTCTACCAGCTCTTCTGTTTCGTCGCTCACAGCGGATTCTAGAAGCTCTCGTGGCACTAAACCATAATACTTAGTCAAACGTACTTTATCGTCGTTATAAATTGTTAGGTCTTGATCAGGTTCCAAGTCAGTATCAGGAGCGGCAGGACCAACATAAGTGTCACGGTATACTCCCTGTTCTTGTAGTAGTTCTACTTGGTGACGACTAACAAACTCATCAACGGCTACACCCATAGCATCATCAACAGAAGTAGCTACAGGATCAATCAAGAAATTCTGAGGCAGTACAGGCTTAAGCTTTACCTTTACACGGTCTGTCATGCTAACGCCTACTGCTTGTAAGTCTCCACCCATAACAGGTTGAGTAGCAGGAGCCATCTCTTTCATTTCTTCAATTACAATTTCACCAATGCCTGTACCAAACACAGCAGCATTAATAAGACATTCAGCAACGGCCTTACGTACCATGCACTCTTCAAAGTCTTCCGTTAGCTTATTACGAAGAAACAGTACGTCTTGACGCTCAGTGTCGCCCATGTTGTCAGAAACATCAAACCACTTACCACGACCAAACGTAGCCTCTTCTAGTTCCGCTACATTAGACTCAACTGCCTGTTGAAGTGCAGGAGAAATAATACGGGAACGCTCAGACCCACGCTGGCTGTCAGCAGGATCCCATTGACCACGCCACAATCTATAATATTCTTCAAATCTCTGTTCATAGTTACTTTCGTAGTAATCTCTCCAATCTTCACATTTAGTAATAACCCACCCTTCAATTGACTCTTCAATCATCAACGGGTCTGTTTCGTATAATTCACTCATATTAATATCCTGCTACTACGTCTAAGATTTCGTGGTCTTCGATTTCGTATTCGTAGTCGTAAGCCACATTAGCTAACTGGTCAATGTATGCTAAAGCATCAATCAAGTCATCGTGAGTTAAAGGATCAGGAAACTGAAACAGTTGATCAAGGAACTTACTATTCCACTCTCCCGTGTTTAGTGTTATGTAACCGTTTTCAAATCGCCCTTGCAACGCCCACATTACTCTGTCGGTCTTCTTTTTGTTTCCGTGAGTAAGCTCTTCTACTCTAAAGAACATACCGTATCTTTTTTGCATGTCTAGCAAAGGAGACATTACAGCCTGTTTAGCAATACCTCTTTCGATTCCAACCGACACGGGACGGTAATCTCTAACGGCCTGAAATATCTTAGCTGCTGTTTCGTCAAGTGTCCATCGACCGTATATGATATTGTCAACATACCAACCATGCTCACTGACCTTAACCACGGCAATCGCTGTCTCGTCAAGCTTAGAACTTTTTGTCTTCTTTTTGTTGACTTCTTCAAAGCCCGCCAAGTCAACGGCAATGTAATAATCTCCTACTTCAGGTTTATCCTCGTTAAAAGATATCCAGTCCTCTTTAAACATTTCTGACCCACGAGCCTCAAACGACGCCATAAATTCTTGACGGAACGCATAACTGGACATACTGCGTTTAGCAATATCAATTTCTGACGGGTCCAATAAAGGGTTATCGTAAGATGTAAAATGCCAAGCTTTGTACGTAGGGTCATCATCTAGTTCCGCATATTTGTACAGTTCATAAAAGTGGTTCCTTCCCATTGGTGTGCCTATGAACATTGCACATCCTTTTTGGTCAGCCAAGGCAGGTCTCAGGATCTGTTCAAATACCTCTGGCTTCATGTCAGCGTACTCGTCCATCACTAAAAACTTGAGGCTGACACCTCGCATTGTCTCTGGCCTGTCGGCACCTTTGAGACTGATGGTAGCACCGTTGACAAGCTTAATTTGCAGATTATTAATATGGCTACCGCTGATAACAGGATTTCCCAGTTCAAGCAAGGTTTGCCACATAATGTCTCTGGCTTGTCCCTGAGTAGGTGCGACGTAAAATACATGACCCTTGTCTGCCTGAAGTGCGTTAACAATTAACATCCATGCCGCTAACCTAGACTTACCTGTACGTCGCCCAGCAGCTACTATTTTAAATCTTGTGTCGTCTGCCCAGACATCTTGTTGCCAAGGCAGTAGTTCTATATTAAGATCCATTAAAGTTATTGAACACCGCTGGTGCTTCTAACAAATCAAATGTAACTACTACTTCTACGTTACCTGCGCTGCCGCTAGACGCCTTAATAATGTCTCCCGGTTGTAAAACAAAAACTGCACTACCGTCAATCATTAGGTTTTCTTTTGACGATATGTTAGTGCCGTTATAAATGTACACGTCTGGAATAGGGCTAGGTTTTTTTATAAACAATGTAATGTCATTAGTAGCGTTATGTAGATTAGCTACAAACACCATGTTCCAATGTGCAACGTAACCAGCAGGAATTTCTACAATCTTTTGCGTACTGGTGTCTGTCAGGTTCTTGTTCTTTGTATATAACATTAGTAGGTCCACATAACTGGTGTTGTGCCACGGGTGTCAACGTGGATAAAGTCAGAAGCAACACCAATACCTGTAAATCCTAGCTTAAGAGCAGAGTTAACAAGGTTAAGGCGATCAGCGGCGTTTGTTATTTTTATATCAGCCGCGATCCCTTGGGCATGTGTTCCGGGTACTTCCTTTTTATTTTCTATAGGGTGCATCGTAGGGTGTCGATACCCACTTGTTATTACAAAAGGAAAACCACAGTATGCCCGTAACTCATCTAGCTTCTCTAAGAAGTCTTGCTCCATGTTATTGGTGCCAGATACCTGACAGTCAAACTCTTCGCGTGTGAAATGCTTAAGACTCATCTACTACCTCGCCTTCTATTACCGTAGGTTCAGGAATATCTACCGCACCAACACCGCTAATGTTAATTTGAATGGCATTACGTCCACCATCTTTAACAATATCCTTCTCAAACGCTGCAACGGGCAGTATTCGATCCATAACAAGTTTCCATGCTGCTGCTTGATTCTTATGATCATGGTCAAGAGCTGCGTCAAAGATAGTATCAAGCACT